AGGATATTTAAAAAGATTTACACATTTAATAAATATCTAAGATTTGATTTGCTATACTGCTCTTAGAGTTAAGTTTGACTCTGTGATTTTTAACTTATCGGAATGAGCTTTTTATTTAGGGGCTAGGTCGCTATGGAGGCGTTGCCAAATCGTTGGTGCTAAGGAATATACGCGGGAATACTTAGAATGTGGTTCAATCCCACACCCCTAACCAAAGAGCTTTTATAGGTGTAGTAGTAGCGATTAATAGTCGCTTTGACGGTATGGAGTTCTACCTAAACTCTACTCTACACCACCTATAAGAGCTTCATGTATCAATAGGTTTTTCATCATTCCTTCTCCGATACATGGACTCTTAGGCTAAGGATTGATATGACGCTGAAAGGTGCAGTTCTTAGTTATTAAATATTGACACGGGATAATCAAGGTTTCCTCCTTGTTCAGCTACCCTTGAACGCCTTGGTTGTCCTGTGTGAGTATTTGATCTAAATAAGATTGTGTAGTTTTTTCGGATAAGAGGGTTGAAAATATCAAAAATAGGAAGTATAAAATGAAAAAAGGTTTATTTAAAAGAGAAGTACCCTGTAAAAACTGTGGTTGCTATATATTTTACAGAGCTTTCGGAGGGTTTTGTAGTAAATGTATGACTTTCATATAAGTGTGGGTTATTTAAATCATCTCAAAGAACTCACCCAATGCTTCTTTAAGTAAAGTTCTTTGATCTCCTTCCCCCACAAATCTATTTTGATATGCGCCAAAGAAAGGTTCGCTTATAATTGCTAATGATTTACCCCTACAACAAAAACCAGCACCTCTATCAGAACCATAGATTTTTTTCGTACCCCTATTTTTATTGTCGAGATGGTTAGTCATACACTTATTTAAAATGCTTGCTATATTCTTTCCACCTTGAGAACAATAAAGAACCTCGTGACCCTGTGCAGAGTCGTCTTTAAAGCTATTAAAATGAAATTCAATGCTAATGTCTGCCCCCCATTCATCTATGCGCTTATGGAGGTCTACCATCTTGTTTGAATATCCGTGAACATCTGCATTCCGATAGAATACTGCAAAATCATGTTTCTTTGGAAAATAATCACCCAATGACATTTCAGATAAAAGCTCATCATTGAATGTAAATTCACTTATTCCTTTGTTGCCGTAAGCACCTTGACTGTCTATATCATGCCCTATAATTAATCCTATTTTCATTTAACAAGCTCCTTATTTACATACATTATTTGCCTTTTGTAATTGTTCTGAGTATCGCTTCACAAGCAGATAGTTTCTGTAGCATTGTTTTGAAGCGCCCAATGATGTAGATTTCCTACCATTGTCCACAACAGGTTCTTTAACGTCCGGAGTAGTGCAAAAGAAAGTTGAATAGCTACACCCGTTAATAAGAAGCACTATCAAGAAAACGCTTACCAGCTTGACAATCCGTTTCATCTTTACCCTTTTTAAAGTTATCTACATCTTTTATTTTTCCATCATAGAAAGACACGATACTTTTTATATCTTTCTCGTATCTCTGTATCTCTGTTTTATGTTTTTGTTTTTGTAGCTTAGTGTTAACCTTACATTCGATGTTCTCATCGTTTAATGACTTTATATACCATCCTACAATTATCAATAAGACTAATACAATGGCACTTATAATTATTGTAATTTTATCTAACATCAAAACCTCTTTACTTGTTTTTCAAGTGTTGAAATAGGATTATAATACCGGCTATTAAGTATAAAGTAAATCCCGCTGAGAATACTAAGTGTAATTCCAACATAAATATAAACCTTAGGCACTACTTACCCCATTAGGTAGTATCTTGTCGTTATCTTTTTTATACATCATTCTAAAATGAATAATTCCAAGTCCAATACATAAAAATATCCAAGATAAATCATTGCCGGTTCTGCTGTAAGTAAGTACAAAAAGACAAAAAGACACAGTAATTATAAATGTTGACACACTACGCTTATACGCCTTTTGTGCTATGGATAAGATAGTTAAGCTTATCGCCATCATTGTAAACAAAAGATAACAATACCCCATTATACTTTCCTTTCTTTTATTTCACTTAACATTCTTGCCTTGATGGCTTTAATGATAGCTACTATGAACCAACTAGCAAAAGCACCAACAACCATTGAAGCAGGAATATCGTTTGTATATTTTAAAGAGAGGGTATAAGCCGCAGGTAAAGCAGGAGTACCAAAAATCATATACATACCCAGGGTAGTGAACATAGTCATTCCACTTTCTCTGACTGCCTTATCAGTATGATTGTAGTCATATAGAAAAGCAAATATACTTATTACGAGTGCTGATGCGGAGAGTATAACCATAAAAGGATCTACTTCTAAAACCCCCAGTGCAAAACCACCGCTTGAACTTGCTATTCCTACAGAACTTGCTTTAATTACTCCTACTTTTGCTATAACTGTACTGTTGTGAGGCATTATTTATCCCCCTAACGGAACATAGAAAGGCAAATCGCTAAGTATGAGATAAGCAAGTGTTCCAAAAAGTAATCCACCTAGACCACCTGCAATCACATCTTTATAATTAAAATAGCTAGAGCTTTTAGTAAGTCCAAGTATTGACATTAGATGCCAAAACATTTCCCAAACAATACTACAAAATATAGCAAACATCATTACATTAATCAAGCTCGTTCTAGGGAACCAACCCATAAAAGGTTCTATTAGTGCAAGCAAACCTACTAGTCCAAAACCCACAAGGTGTACCAAATAGCAACCATACCATTTTTCGCATAATGGCATAAACGGTTTGTATATTGCTGTTTTTATTCTATCTATCATCTGATCTTTTCCTTTACTTTTGTTTCAAAAGACTCACGCTTAGAGCCTTTCTTAACTTTAGATGCTTTTACTTTAGTCTTCTTCTCTTTCTTCTCTTTGGTGATAATAGCTGTATAACACTTATCTTCAAAGAGTTTTTGCTTAGATTGGCTCATCAGGTACTCCTGTCCATAGTTCAGTCTGTCTAAATACATCTAACTCAAGTTGTCCCATAAAGGTATATTCAAAAGAGTCACCTAGTGCTATCTCTATTGCGTCTTGTTCAGCCTCTAAGTACCTCAGAGAAAGCCCGGCTAAAACTAATGTCTTGTCAGCTGAGTAAAATGCTTTGTTCCCTTCTAATCCTAAATACTCTCTTATTGTGCGTTGACCTATGACTACACCATTTTCATCTACCTTTTGATACTGCTCGATAGGCATAGGTGTGTCCATTATCGCCAACTCACCTACTATGAATAGTTGAGAAATATTTGTTCCGTATTTATGTGTGTTTGTACTCATTATGTCTCCTTACGAGTTCCATTCGTTATATGCTGTAACAGCGTTATAGTTAGCTACTTCGTCTGCATCTGTAATTACTTCAAAGTGGTTAAAGTGCCCTTTCATAGTTGTGTACGATGCTATATCTATCCATCTTGCTATTCCAAGATGAAGTTCATCTATTTCAACATTCGTAAAATTTCCTACTTCTGTATCAGTAGTTAGTGTTTTTTCACTACCATTAACATAAATTTTAATATGTCCTGCAGAAGGGGTACCATCATATCGGTACTGGATTAGTTGTAATGTATCTTGAGGTGCGTCAGCGGCTTCTGTTGCTACAGATAGATAGTCTGCATCTCCTGAAGAGACTAATGAGAGTCTTACAACCCCATCATCTCCGATATGAGAAAACACTCTTTTTGCGTTAGTACGATATTCCGTACCAAAAGGTGCGTTACGATTTCCTCCTCCAGCATTCTCTATATTAGACTCCAAGTAACAACCAACTTCAATAACAAAAGCACCACCAAACGAATACTGAGTATTCACCTCTGGATAGCGTTTCTGATAAAAGTGAAGCTCATCTTCTTTGTATGCTGTAGGTACGCCATTACCATCTAAGACTAAGCCTTTGTCTTGTAGACCCTCTTCTTCGTAGTCTGCGTTGGTTCTTATTGTTCCAGCGTAATTAGTAATTGTTTCAGTATTACTACCTCTTGCATCATAGATGGTTGCAAGACTAGGCTCTGAACACGCATACCACTCATCACCTGACTCTAATTCTAAATCAACTTCTGATATAGTTCCTGTTCCACTCATAGCCAGTTTAGCTACAAGCTGTGGATTACTATTAAATGCAGTTATTGTCGCACTAGACGGTTCGTCTGTAGATATTAAGATGTTGTTTATCTTAATGTCATTAAAGGTTTTGTCACCTGTCTGCTTGTGAAATTCATTGTCTGCAAAATCAAACCAAGTAATCCATTTTGACCCTACAGTAAATGGTAAGTCGTTTGTAGCACCAAGTAGAATGGCTCTACCTGAGGATAGCAACGCATTGTTTACTGTACTGCTAGTACCTTGATTATCAAGTATTGCTTTATCACTTTCATCTAGGTTATAGACAAAGTTATCATCCGATTGATAGTTTACGAGGTATTGGACGGCTGCCGAACCTGAGACTGCACCGAGCAAACCAAAATTAAAACCAAATTTCATAACCTATCCTTAATAGTTTATGTCAAATGTGCCTGTTTTGACTTCTATTGAGTACACATTATTCAAGGCTCTGTCATCACCTGTTACAAGAGTTACTGTTTCGGCTGACTCTCCATACCTGAATATCACATCGACTGTGCCGTCTGATACGCAGTGCAACAATTTTGCTCCTGTGTATGTCCCAGATGTTTTGGCGTTAAGCCCTTCTTGAATTTCCATCGCTTGTATATCTTTCATCTTAGTCCTTTTTATGTGGTTTTAATTATAGCACATTTTACCGTGCTTTCCTTATCTTATTTCTCATCTGGGTTATCGTGCCTTTGCCATACTTGAACTTCGGGTTTTTATATATCCTGTTGTATAGCATAATATTTAATCCCTTCTCTTGTTTTGGCGTTAGTTTGCCCTGAATATCATTGTCTCTATAAAACTGCACTTCGGCTTGGTTTCGATGAAACTCCCTAGAAAGTTTTTGATAATATTGAGCGTCTATATCTTTGTCTTTGAGTGCCTTTTGAATGTACCTGTTAAACTCTGTTGTGTCTCTCTTGTTGACAATCGACTTGCCTGATCTCTCCAAAATATCTCTTGCTTTGTAGAGTTCTGCTTTCTCATGCACTTTACCTTTAACCCTTCTCTTAAAAGGTATCTTGTTAGCGTCCACCTCCTCGCCCTTGATGGCTTGTGTTGTTGAGGCGAATGTATTGGAAGCAAGTTTCCCAAGTCCTCCGCTTACAAATTCCATGATATGCTCTATGGTTTCAGGAGATACACTTATTGCACCTTCTGTTTTTGCTGTTCCTCCTGTGAGTTCATTGAGTTTTTCTGCACTTTGTTTCAGTAGTGGGTTGACCGATTTAAAACTCTTGTGTGAGTCTGGCACATCGTCTGCTCCATATGCTTTAGGGTCTGGTCGTATCATCCCTCCAAAGAAGTTTTGATTAGTTTGTAATTCATAAGGTAACTTTCCTAGTGTTGGGGTGATTGTATGTACTGGGTCTGCTCCCACTCCAATAGGAGAAAAGGCGTTGACCGCTGCACCTAATGCTCTACTGACAACATCATGCTGTAGGTCGCCTGTGATCGCTTCACCTGCTATGTCACCAATGGTTTTAAGCATATTGTATCCGTAAGGAAGTGGTAGCTTGTAATATTCTCCGCTTCCATCGTCTTTCATTACCACATAGTTTGTGTCTTTTATATATTGTGGTACTAATTTATAGTTCTCTTCATCTACGCTCATATTATATAAATGCAGACTAAGCCCTGTACCTGCTAATATAGCTGCCCCTGTTTGTGCTTTGCCACTTGTAGATAATGCCTTTGCCATTCTTGCTGTACCCTGCACAGAAGCGTTTGCAAACATATACGCCGTATTAAGTACCGTTCCGAGTTCACCTTTTCTGTTGAAGTTCACTGTGAGGTTCTTTGCTATACTCGCCGCTTTCTTGTTTGTAAGACCTGCTTCTTTTGCCTGCTTATATACTACAAGCCTTATTCCGTTCTCGACTGCATTGTTTGTGCTGTCTATAAAGTCAAGGAAGCCTTTGGTTGCTTTTCTTATTGGACGCTTTCCTTCGTGCATTTCAATATCTTTAAAGAGTGCTTCTGATAAGTCTCCTATATCGGTGCTATCCATCCACCCTGTTTTACCGCCTTCACTTGCAAACTCTTTGTATAAATCCCCCCATTGACCTTTGCCTGTTTTTATCCCCTTAATTGAAGGGAATACATCGACTGCCATTTTTGCCCTGCTTGGTCTTGCTATTGAGGGGACGTTCATCATCGCAGTCTGAATATCTCTCGTAAAGTTTGAGAAGATAAACTCTGGGTTATATGATGTACTCATCCCTGCTAAAAATCTTACTGCCTTGTGTGCATACTGTAACCCATACTTTAACTGAGAAGGTGCAAGGTTTTTAAATGCTCTTGCCAGGGCTTCATCATGTATTGTTATCTGCTTGATCTTCCCGTCTATTTTGACGTGCATCACATTGTCTTTTAGTTTGTATGCAGGGTCAAGCTGAATAATATTTCCACTCTTGTCGTATCTGGGTGTGTATTTTAACCCTTGCACTTCATATAGTGAGCTGTCTGGAAACTCCTCTATAAAATTAAGGAATGCTTTTCCGACTTTGTTTTTCTCTGACCTGACAAGGCTTTCTTGAAACTTGATAATAGAGTGCATGGTCGGGCTTTCGACTGCTCTATGACTACCTTTTGCACGCTTAAACTCTTTGCCCTTGATGTCAAAGCCTTTTCCTGTGCTTGTCACAACACTTCCGAACTCGTCACTCATATCTCTCATAAGTGGTGTATAGTGTTCGTATGTTCCTGCGATCATATCGATAAACTCGTCTGACTCCAAGCCCTCTTTTCTTAAAAGACTAAGCCGTGTCTTATTCATGGCATCCACATATTTTGCCATTTGTTGCATTTGTGGTGTGTCTAGCCTCACTAATATTGCTTCCGCTTCTGCGTTTGACATTCCTGAACCGTTTTCAATTCCGCTCACCTCAAACATTTTTGCATTACGCTCTGATGCGTGTCTTGCTTGTAGGTATTCATCGAGATCATCTAAAGAGTTATCTGACTTAGAAATCTTTTTCATTAGAGGCTCGACTATCTTCTCTCTAAAATTGTTCATTCTTGTTTCTGCTCTACCGTGGAATAACTCTTCTGCCTGGTATGGGTTCATGCTGTCGGGTAAATCTGCGCCTGCTTTGACCTCTTGCATCTGTGCGACTCTGTTGAATTTGTCTTGTGCTATCCTTTGGGCTTTTTGAAACTTTGTTTCTGGTGGAAGTTGTCCTTTTGGAACATTTGCCACTCGTCCTGCTTTGTTATATAGTTTCCCTGCACCATATCCAAACGCTGCGCCACCCAGCGCACCGATTAAAGCCTTTTTTGGGTCAAAGGTTATGTTCCCTTCATCGTCTGTTTCAAGCCCTGCTCCTGAGCCTACTACTGCGCCACCTGCTGTTGGGCTTGTGTAGAGTGCTTGTCCTTGTGTTGAAACCTTGCCTTTCATTTCTGGCGTTATGTTGAAGCTCCAAACCTCTTGACCGTTATCAAGTTTTTTGACCTCTACTTTTGAGCCGTACTTCTTGATGTATTTGTTCGTCCACTTTGGGAGTATTGAGTCATAAAAGGTTTTCATGCCTTCGCCGCCTACTTCTAGCCCATCTCCTTTATAATATCCACCATTATCTTTGATGATTTTCTGAGCCATTTCTTTTCCGATATTGTCTGCCAACTGTTCATCTGTTAGGTCATAAATATCTTTCTCGCCTTGTTTTTTTGTATCAACAAGTATGTTCCATTTGTCACTCTTGTTCTTATATGCTTCCACACTATTTACTTGGTCTGATAATGAATATCTCTGTGCCTGCTCTTTCCCCGCTACCCATGCAACACGGTCATAGTCTTTTTCTACTGCTTCGGCTATAATGTCTTTCATGGCTTTTTCTTGCCATGTTTTTGAGTATGGTGCTTGGGGAACGCCTTTTACTCCACCAAGCTCATTAAGTTCTCTTATGTTTTTAGAAATATCTTGCATTTCTACATATAAAGAGTCCTCTTTTTTCAATAAGTTCTTATATGTAGCTTCTGTATCTATAGCATTGTCAATATCATTTATATGTTCTGTAAAAACAATCGTTCCGTCTTTTGCTTGTCTTGATTTTTGGATTTTATTTAAAGTGTCTCTGTCTAATGGTTGAGTAACAACATCTTTATACATTCTTACTTCTCTAAGTTCATTAATGTTGTCCGACTCTTGTTTGCCCAACACTTCCATTTTCTGTGAATTTTCAAGGTTTTTATACCCACTCTTCCTACCTGCTTGATGCCAATCACTCTGTATCTCTTCCACTAGCAAAGTGTTTTTGCCGTCTATTTTGGTGTCTTGTTTTCTTGTGTGGTAGAGTACGTTTGGTTCGTCCCAATGGGCGGAGCGGTATGATAAGCCATCTTCTCCATTATTGATAGTGTTACGCTCTTTTTCTAGCCGACTGATTGTTTCTGAAAGTTCAACTGCTTTGTTGTTCTCTTTGGTTTGCCCTCGTCCTTCCATGTCGTCAAGCCAATTATATTCCGACTTAGGATTTTCTTTTAATTTCTTTAATTCACTTTTGAGAGATATTAACTCCTCTCCAATATCTTCTATTCTTTGTTTTTGTTTGTCTGCTAATGTCACCAACTCTTCACGGTAGTTTGTGCCTATGTCTTTGGTGGTGTAGTCTTTGAATTTTAATTTACTATCATAATAATCATATCCATATAACTCATCTCCTATATGTAAAGCCCACTCTTCATCTTCTACAGTATTTTTACCATAAGCTTTTTTGATTGAGTTAAAGGCTTCATAATCATTTTCTAAAATAGTTACAAAATCATCTTTGCTATTTGCTTTATCGGCTATCTTTTTAACTTCTGGAATTTGATACGAAACCGCTTCTTTATTAAGAGGTAACGCTTCGTGTGTAACCCTTTCAAGTTTCGGTTGGCTGATCGCTTCAAGCAACTCATCTTTAGTGACAACATCTTTGCCCTCTAAAAACTCATCTACACCTGACCACTTCATCTCATCGGCTTTAACATTTTTGAGTATGCCTTTGATTTGTTTTACAGAGGCACGTCTTGGCATTTTCTCAACTATAGTATCTTCTAGGACTGAGTAGAATGGTTTTGGAGGAGTTCCCCCACCTGCCGCTTTCATGGCTGCCTCTTCTATGTCGTCCATATATTTTATGACTATCTTTTTAACTTGATTTGACGTGAGTGTTTTGTGTGCTAACTTTGCGCCAACTGCTCCGAGTAAGCCCTTCTCGATATTATATGTATATGTGCCGTCCTCGTTCTGCTCAAAGCCTGCTGTAGCTCCTAGTGTTTCGGGTCTAAGAAATATTCTATTAGCTTCTTTAATGTCCTCTTTTGAAACAGGAGGTGAAGTTTCCAAAGGTGTACTGTCGTCAATACGCTTTAAATCATCTTCGCTTATACCTTTATATGCCTGTTCAACCGTTGGTGCTGTGTGTTTCTTCCCCAGCACTCTCATGCCTGCATTGATAGCGTCCTCGTCTGCTCCAAACTCTTTTTCGAGTTGCATTCGTTTTGCTTCTGCTCGTTGGAGTCCTGCTTCTCGTTGTGGGCTTCTTGTAATAACCTCATCTCTAGGCTTTACTACATCTGTATCGATCATGCCCGAAAGTTCATCCTCAAACTTCACAAGGTCTGTCTCTTTCATTCCGTTATCTACTGCCGACTTGACTACTTTTTCTTTGACTACTGCTTGGAACTCATCCATTTTTGCTGTTTCTTGTGGATTGAGTTGATCTGCATTTTTACCGAAGTAGCTTTGTGCTGCTCCATCTACATCGCCTTTTGAAAGTTTGTTCCCAATTAGCTTTCTAACCACTCCGAATGTCGCCAGGTTCACACCAGTATCTATTGCAATATCTCTTAAAACATTATCCTGCCAGTCTGATTTTCCGCCGTGTTCAAGAAATGAAAGTGAAGCTTGCATAGCTGAGTCTGTTAAGAGTGCCGGGGTTAGTGACCTGATTGTACCTGCTGCGATACCACCTGCCATATAAGGTGCTACTGAACCACCTAACCATGCGCCTTGACCTGCCAAAGTTTCATCTTGTGACTGTTGAAACTCTCTAGCCATTGATAAGTCTTGATGTTTGCTGTCGTCTGTTACTGTATGTAACACTTTATCTGCAAAGTTCCATAGTGCGTTGGTGAAGTTGTGCTGTTGGTCGCCCTCTTCTTTTTTAGGCTTAACTACGTTGCTATAGAAGTTTTCCATCACCATCATTTTCTGTTCATCGGCTAAAAGGTCAAACTCTTCATTTTTTACATTCTTTTGAAAGTAATCCAATGCACCGACTATTCTATTTTCAAGGTTCTGTGTTTTATAATGCTCTAAGTCTGTATTGAGTGCTTTGTCTGCATCTGTTATCTGTTTAGAGTAGAAGTCAAATACACCTTGATCTAGTGCTTGTTTATCTTCTGTTACCTGTATATTATGTTGAAGTTCTAGTGTTGAGCCCTCTTGTGCATCTGGGAACAGGGTTGTGACTTCTCTTGCTTGTGTGTCTGCAAAAGTGGTTTGACTGCCTTCGCCAAACATATCTGTTACGGGTTTGCCTTGTGGCTGATACATTATCTCATCGAATGAACGTGTGTTCTCGCTTACATAGTTCTGCTTGATTGAGTCCTGTTTCTCTTGTGGTAAGGCTTTAAACTCATCATCTGCCATTTCAGCGTCAAAATAGTTGTTGGCTACTGTCTGCTGTGTTGCAAAGTCTTGTTGCCTAAACTCATCATCAAATATATCTTGCATTTAAGCTCCTTAACTTATTGGTAATCTTTCCATGTTTTTTTCTTTGTTGCCGCTTCTTCTGCTACAGGTTCTTCTGTTATTGTACCGTCCCCTGCTTGAGTGTCTAGCCACTTGTTCGCGTACTCATCACCTTTTTTCTCTTGTAAGAACTTATATTTCTTTTCAAGTTGTGACGGTGCGCCTGTTTTGGTGGTTGTGGTGTTACACATTTTACTACCCGGGTTCTTTCTACAAAAGAGAGTATTTGTGATGTCGCTTGTTTGCCCTTTTCTGTATTTTGGAAGGAATACCCCGTCTACCTCATCATAACCTGCTTCACTTCTACCTGTGGCTTTATCAAACAAGCCTCTTGATTTCTGGTTAAGTACACCTCTTCTGCCTATCATAGAATTATAATTAGCCATTTTCTTTTGAAAGATTTGGTTTTTCTGTTCGTTCTCGGATGCCTTATCTCTTGCCCCTGTAATCATTTCCGCAGCACCATAAGCAAGTCTAGCGGTGTTGTCGTCTATCTTGCCACCTTGTGCAGTCAAGCCCTTCAAGAGCATCCCTGCCATGTCATTAGGAGAAGCACTCATAAAGTCATTCTTTGCCTGGAAGAGCACGTTGTTTTCTGCATCTAACAACTGCCCCTCTTGCCCTAGTTTTTGCCCTATTGTAAAGAGTTCGTTTGTAGCTTCCTCTTCCTGTTTTTGCTGATAGTCATCTATCCACTTACCACCCACATGTGCTCCCGCTCTTAGTCCTGCTGCAAATCCCATACTATATCCTTATTACCATAATTTCGTAGCAGAGCCAAGCATTCCCAGCCCTCCGCCGAGCATTTCGCCACCTTTTGCATTTGAAGCCGTATTAGCTCTTTGCATTGTAGAGTTGTAAGCATTCTGGTTTTGCCCTAATCCAAGGGCTGTGCTTCCTGCCATTTGACCGATGTTCCCATATCCTGTTCCCGCTTGTCCAAGATAGTTAGCTGCCTGACCTGACATACCTCTCCCGAGTTGAGCGTATCCCATAAGGTTTGCTATTCTCTGCTGATTGTTATTGATCTCGTTCTGTAGATTTTGACCGCCTACTGCCATGCCTGTTGAGTATTGCTGTCCGAGTTGTCCTACGTTTCTTCCGTAGTTACCCATGATGTTGCCTTGTTGTGCGCCATAGATGTTTCCAATATTCCCTGTTCTTGCGCCGTAAAGCCCTGTGTTCATTCCTGACTCTGCACCATATGTTGAGCCAAGTGATTGTGCCGTGTTGCCAAAGAGGGAATTAGCGTTTCCTACACCTGCACCAAAGAGGTTGCCAAGGTTTGACGTTTCTGCTCCGTAAAGTCTATCCTCCCCTGCAAGTTGTTGCCCTCTTGTAATATCACTTCTATTGATTGCACCTTCATGGGCACTTACTCCTGCTTGAGCGCCTGCTCTCATTCTATCCTGAGATAAGTCACCCATGGCTTTTGCACCTACTCCAGAGCTTGACATTCCTCTTCTTGCTAATGAAGATTGAAGATCATCGCTTGCTTCTCCAAAACCTGTGTCGAGTCCTGCATAGTGTTGCCCTTTGTATCTTGCGTGGGTGTCTTTGTCTGTTGTTCCCATTTTGCCGAGTAGGTTTCTTGATCTTTGATCGTACCCACCAAATGCACCTGAAAGACCTTGATTGTATTTATCATAAGCACCTTGTAGGCTTTGTCCGTACTGTCCGAGTGCACCCTGTAGCCCTTGACCATATCTGCCTGTAGAGCCTTGCATTTGGTTTGCATAGTCGCCGTAAGCGTTGCCGAGTCCTTGGCTATACATTCCGAGTGATTGGTTCATAAGGTCGTTTGTTGTGCCTATGAGTCCGCCTGTGTTCTGGTTGTATTGGTTTGTGAGTTGGTTTGCAAGTCCACCGTATTGACCTAGCGCCGCCGTGTTCATTTCGTTTCCGAGGATGGTTGCTTCTAAGAGGTTAGCGTTTGGGTCTCTGTTGTAGACTTCTCCACCTCCCATACTAACACCTTTCCCAGAACTTGGCTGTGATGTTGGTCTGCCTTCTGGTCGTTGATATGTACTGCCATTGATTAAGGATTGTGGAGTAATCATTACTTTCTCCTTGTTCCGAGTGAGCCTGCCATTCCTTGAGTAGGGTTGAACAGTTGTGATTGTTGTTGTGATTGAGGTCGTGGTCTTGGTTGAGTAGGTTGTGGTTGACCGCCTTGACCTTTGCCACCCATTTGTGGTTGTGGTGTGCGATAGCCTGTTTCTCTTGTAGCACCGCGTGGGATCATCCCTGTTTCTACTGGACGATAAGAGTCTTGCCAGTCTTGATATTGTGCTTGACTTCTATCTTCTGCTTGTTGAGCAATATCTATTCCGCTTTGCATCATAGTATTTTGTGTTTCAAGTAATTGTAGTTCTTGTTGAGAGAGGTCTCTTTCGTAGTTTTTAACGCCCTTCTTACTCATCTTCATTCCTTTAGGTTGATGTGAAGCAGTGAGTCCCGAAAGGTTATTCTAGCTATTTTAAGTATTATAGCATATTTATTAAGTGAACAAGTAAATTCTTTATTCACTTATTCACATAGTTATTCACATCAAATTGAGTTATTCACATAGTATAGAGTAGTTTTGGTGGATTTTACACAAGTTATTCACACATAAGCAAGTTACTCACATCTTATTCACATAATAAAAGTTATTCACGTTGACACCTTTCGCACCTTTTAGATATGCTTACGCAAACCTTCTGTTAAGAAAAGAGTATATACTTCGCTGAGAGGGTAAAAGGGTTTACATGGATATGATTAATGGATTTAGAATTATTAGTGATGAGAATTTTACAAAGATCGACGGAACCAAAAAAGTAAAGAAAACATGGAGAGAGCGATTTGTATGGAGATTTTGGGAGGAGTATAAGGAGGTACCAAACGTTGTGCCTAGAAAGGATGTTGTTCTGTGTAATGAATACCAAGCAATTATTTGCCACCCCTCCATGAAGAGTGCAATATTAGAGGAGGCGCAGTCATGGAAGCATTTTTAACCCTCTTAGGATTATCAATCGCTGTGATTATCTCACCTCAATTAACTTTGATAGGGATATTCTTGTTTTATATAATGGCTGTTGCTTTACAAAATTAACAAAAGGAAAAGAAATGATGAGAGAATATGCAAAAAAGCTATACAACCCTTTTATGGGGGACACTGATAGTTTTACAGAGTGGCACAATGAATTTGTTGACACTATATATGATGATTTTGAAAAAGAAATGAAAGAACTTAGAGTCAACGCAAGAGATAAGGTTTATGATTGTGACTACCCAAAAGAAACCTTTGAGAGTATTTTTGGCTACAATTACAAAACAGATGAAAAAATAGATTTATTATAAAATGTCTCTAGTGAGGCACTCGGCAAAATTCAACAAAGCGAGGCTTCCCAAAGCGTGACATGATCTTCTCTATCTGATCGCGTCCACCATCTCCAATAAAGCCTTTGCTAAGTATTGGCAATCCTAACTTATCCGCATACTGAACTATATTATGATAAAGAAGATACGCTGCTTTCGTGTGTCGATACTCTGGAAGCACATAAGCAAGCTCACCCTGATAAACGGTTTCATAAATACCCGGACTGTCTTTGTATGCCAAAGAAAAACCAACTGGCTCACCCTCATTCGTTTCGACTATGATAATATCGTGATTGAGTTTCCACCAATTCTGCACAGCACCGTCAATCATTATCTGTTCACCTAGTTTTAAATCTGTGTAGACTGTTTTGAGTAGGGCTGTGTAGAAGTCGCATATTGTCCGATAGTCTGCTAGTGTAGCAATTCTTAACTTCATAGGCTTCCTGTTATTTTGTTGACTGCATAAGCCACTTCTTCAAGAGTATTTGTAACGGGTCTTACTTCTCTTATGCGCTTTAGTTCCTCTGCTATTGCAGAGAGAGCTTCTTTGATCGCTTTATCTTCTACTTTCTCAATCGCTGCGTATATTTCTATCATAATAACCTCTTGTGCTCAAATTCATACGCGATCTCTTCAATCTTTGCGTATCCAGTAGAGTGAATATCAAAGTAAATACTCTTTCCATGTATCCCTGCCGGTAAATGAACCTTATTTCCTTGTGTGTTGTCAAACGTGTAGACTTCCACATCATCCACCATAACAACTATTTCCCATGTTCCAGAGCCTTTAACGTGCAACTTGCGATATGTTTTCTCTCTTGTGTATTCTCCGTTGGTGTACTTCTTGGTAAAATAGTTCAGGTTCCTATATGATGCTGTAGGTTGAATATAATCCCATATCTTGCTATCCTCTATTGTGTAGAGTTGGTTAGATACGATATAGGCACCCTTCACATCCTCTGACATATAGTAGATTTTAACACCCATTTCAAAATCCACAACGATTGTACGTCCTGTCATAAAGAGATAGTATTTTCTACCAGAAGTGATAGCGTTGTTTATCTCATACCCGAAATCGCCATAATCCTCTGTAGAATAATCATCATACTCTGAACTGCCTATAATAGCATTATCAATCAATTCAATGTTTGTTCTGTTGAGTATCTCAACCTGCGCACCGTCATAAGAACATAAGAGATCATACTCGTCTGCTGATGATAACCATATCAGTCTGCCTTTTAAGCTCTTGACTGTCCTCTTGTCTTTGCACCCAAAAGTAAATGGTAACTTTGATACAGAGATAGTACGAATATCCGTACCTTGTATCATATACATATTTTCATCTGTGAACGCTATGACTGTGTTACCAGATATTCCGAGTCCTGTTACATCTGTTGGTAGTTGAATGAAGTTATAACTATTCCAATATTCAGGCTGTCCGCTTCTTGAAAAATAAACCTTGTCCCCAAGTGAAGCAAATAGTGTACCATTCAACTCTACTAGCATATCAAGGTTTTCTGGTGGTGCTTCATTGTCTGTTGTGGTAACTTCCTGCCTGCTGATGTTGAAGTCTGCTGTGTTATCAAGATAGGTTGCGTCTGCTATTTCTGTTCTTGCTACGAGGTTGAACGTAGGGTTATATCCGCCTGCTCTGTATATCAGTCTGTGGGTAGCTGTTCCCGGGGGAGTATCGGCATAGGTAATCAAACATTTTTGATTAGTAAGTGAAACAGATGTTGCGATAGGGGATGGGGCTGTCTCAAATACGTCATCATGTAGATAGGTGATAAGGTACACATATGAACCATTAAGAAGCCCTGTGGCACTTGAAGCTGTAGTTGGTGCTACTGTTGGTGCTGTATGGCTTCCTATGTCGTCAACGGTTGTTCCGTCATACCTTTGGAGTTTTCCTGCCGAGTTCGTCCAATAAAGATACCCTGCCCACTCTACATAAAATCTATCTTCATCAGAAGCTACAACTTCACCCTGTGCTTTATAGTAGGTAGCGTTGACACCTACATAGGATTGACTTGTATCTTCTATTGGTGTTCGCGCAGAAGCCAAAGATCCACTACGAATACAACAATTCGTAGCATTAAGGCACTCATTGTCTTGAATGAGGTGAGGCTCAATGATGTTGTTAATGCCTCCATTAAAGAGTACGACTTGATTGTTCATAGGTATCCTTTATGTAATAGTTATGTTTGAACTGTCTGAACTTGGCGATGTATCATATGTCCCAGAACACGCCATTTTAAAAGAGTATGTTCCTGAGGGAATAGAGGCGAATGAGATAGGAAGCGTTAAGTTTGTTGCTGTCCTATAGTATGCACCATTTTTATATAGGTGTATCGATGTGTGGGCAGGGCATCCATCAATAGGGTCATCATACGCTGTTATCAACAATTCCCCACTTCCTCCTGCTGCAAAAACAACATTTAAAGGAGTAGAGTAGTCAATCACTCCCATTCCTGCATTTGTATTGCTGTCTGTGTATCCATAGGCATTTGTTGACCTGGCTTTATATATATGTGAGGTACACGCATCTGTGTCTCCAGTCCAATAGTACCCACTTGTTTTGTTTGATCTAAAAAGGTTGCCATCTTTATATATATCATAAGTGATAGGCAGTGTCCCTGTTGAGGGGTTCGTCCATGTGAATGTTATCTTCGATGTATAGCCACCACTTGAATATGATTGGTCGTCTGATGCATTAAAATCACTAATGGCTCCTGGCACTTCTGGTCTTTCCCACACTAAAGTATCGCCTCCTGAGTCTCTGTAGTAAATGTTGTCTATCTGCTCACCATTAAAATACGCATCGGCAATAGTGTCATCACCATTAATTTCTAAGGAAGCCATTACGCTGTGGCGTCCGTGCCGTCGTTGGTGATGTAAAGCGTAGATGTTCCACTGTCATAATCCATCTTTAAAACACCTCCGACTGTATCTGTTGCCCAGTCTGTGTTGGTTAAAATACTTCCGTTTATCTCGTCATAAATAGCTGTAAGTTCATCCGCTAAATAGTCTCCTATATCATCATTGACAAAGTTTACCAAAGAGCCTGCGTCTGATGTTATGATTGCGTTCACATCATTGTCAAGGTCTGTGATCTTGTCTGCCGCCAATATAGAGATTGGTGAACTCCATGAAGTTAATGTTGAAGGTGTGTATGCCATCTTATATCCTTATATGTAGAAATCGTTTTTAGCAAAGTCGTTCTGTATCTTTCCATGCCATCTTGACATATCCTGGTTGAGGCTGTCAAGATAGTGTTGATAGAAATACTGTGCTTTGTTTAGGCTTTCCGTTGAGTCCTCTTTTTCGTAGGCTTTAAAAAGAACATAATTTTTAATAGCTCCACAAATATCGTCCTCGATGGTTATCTCTAAATCTTCCGAGTAAGCAATCCTAGCTGGATAGGCGTAGTATTCAACTGTGACTTCTTCCTCTTTCATGTTGGGGAATTTAATAGCCTGATCGTTTAACACCTCATACTCTTGTGTAGTGTCAACCTTAAAGAGCTCAATTACCTCAAAATTAAGGTCGTAGGTTTCGGATGCGTCTGTTACGTCAAACACATCTTTCTCGTACTTGTATTTGGTTCTCACGGCAATATCACGAATACCCTGGTTTAAGTATCTAAACAGTTCTTCGTTAGTCCACCTGTTCTCTTGTGTGTCTTGTAGGGTATCTCTTACGGCTTCAAATATGTCTGAAACTTTTGTTGCGATCAATGCCATGCTTTACTCCTTATACTGCCTCTACAATGTAGCGAGGGTTATTTCTTGTTTTGGTTTTGCCTGTCGGGTTGCCTTCTTCATCAAGTACAGATACACTCACAGTAGGTGAAGCGTCTTTAATAACACCTAGAAATTTGTTTGGAAGTTCGATCTCTTCTCCAATTTGGACCTGTATCATTTCGCCGTTAAGCCCGATAGTCATTTCAGTTTCATTGTTGTCTCTGTCGTTTGAGTGAATGATACAACGCGTAATGCCTTCTGTTTTTGGCTTCTCTTTTTTCTCTTCCGTGAAAGTTTCACCTGTGAGGTCGCCGATCAGTTTAAGAATAGTTGCTGTCTTTGCGTTCTTTGGGTGTACGATACCGAGTTCTTTTGCTTTTGCTAGTGCATCTTCTCTGTTTAGTGTCATGTTAAAATCCTTTTGAGGTTGTTTTAATTAGCCAATAGGCTTTATAATCCCCTCCGAAGAGAGGACTAAAAGGCTATTAACCTTCTGCTGTCTCAATTCTAACCATGAAGTTATCATTAAGAATCTTTGCTACAGTCCAGGCTTTCCAACCGACCGATGCTCTTTGGTCAAGTGGATCTGCTGTTCCTGCCGAACCTAGAGGCTTGATGATCGTCTGAATATTTTTCTGACCTCTAAGAGATACGATACCATAAGCATTTTTACCAAATACCAATGTTCCATAAACATCTTTAGAAGAGTCGCCTGCGCCTGCCCATATTTTACCCATTGTTGTTTCCACAAAACGAATATATTTGTATGAACCGATCTCATTCATGTCGATAAGTGTAGATGAAGCGTACTCCTCTGCACCTTTCCAACCTGTAAGACCCTCAAGAGTTTCCGATGTGTCTGTGTGACAGATACCTACGTATGCCGCTTTAATTGGTGCTGTTCCGACCTTAGTCGTTCCCGTAATCATCTCTGTGAACTTCTTAGCGTTCTGCCCCTTAAGTGTTTTAATAACACTGTCAAGGTCTGCTGTTGTAACTGCCAAAGCAACATTCGCTCTCGCTGCAACTGCTGTCGCGTATCTAACATTTGTTCCTGCTACAAGTACATCTCTTTGAACTTCATCAATGGTTTCACCACCTTGTTCTCCGAGTACGTCTGTTGCTTCTTTGATCGTATTGTCTTCAACCGTAAGCTGTACCACATCAGTGAGAGTTGTGTAGGATCCATATTGGCTGATTGTTGCTGTAACGTCTGTTACGCTCATGTTTGAACCACTTGGTGTTACACCCTCTGTCAATGGAGTTGTAGCTGTTGAAAGTGCGTTCCAACGTCTGAACTTGATAGTGTCAGAGTTGTTCTTTGGAAGTGGTCTTGTTTGACCCCATTTGTCGTGGATCAATGCCGGTACTGCTCTCTCTAATAGGTTTCTATCATAAAAAGCAGATACTCCAGCAGGTACTTGTGCTGTTCCTGTCATCTGTTACTCCTTATAGTCTGTGTGCAACGTAAGTTACTACGTCTGATGTTGTAAGTGAAGCCGCAGCAACACTAAAGCCGTTTGCTGTTAAAACAAGAGTTGTTCCACCTGTAGTGATTACCCCTGTTGAACCAGTTGTGATGATGTCCTCTGTAGCTGAACCCGTATTAAAAAGTTCATAAGAGATGTTTGTCGTTACGTTATACACTTTGATGTATGACGGTACACAGCCTAGAGTGATTGTCTCTATCGCTCCTGCTGCACTTGTGAATTGTCCAGTAAATGTGTTCTTCATTTTCTATCCTTGTGCTAGTCTGTCTAGTATGTCTTGATAGGTGCTGTCACTGTTAAAAGAGTCAACCCCTACATCTTTTCCTGCTGTTGTGTCTCTTCCTGATCTTTTAATCCCGACTTCTGCCGGGTTAACTTTCACTTTTTCTTTCACTTCTGGTTTAGGCTTAGTCTCTTTAGCTTGATGCTCTGCTATCATAGACTGCTTAACTTCCATATAGAATTGAGCGAATTGATCTGGATTGTTTGTCACTAAAGCTCTGTCAATATCTGGTAATGTTGCAAGTTTGGCTGTGACTTGTGGCAGCACAATGTCTGCGTCACCCGTTCTGACCTCATTAACGATTGAATAAAACGTCTGAGCGTCTTTAGCCATAACCCCAACCACTGCTTCTGGTAGGTGATGTTCGATGTCTTGCATTCTGGTATACAATGCCTCATCTTTTTCCACTTCTTTAATCAGTTCCGATACTTCATTGGATACGAATGGCTCATCATGGTTTTGTGTGCCTTGTTCAATATCTGGTACTTCTATATCAATAATGTCTAAGGGGTCAATGCCTGCTTGTTTGCTTAGTTGTGCAAGTGCTTCTTTGTCTCCGCTTTTGACTTTCTCTAAAAGGTCTAAATCTGCTTTGTGTTCTTTTTTAGACTTTGCTATCTGTTGGTATTTGTATGTAGAGTCAAAGCCTTGTTGCGCCATGTTGACAAGTTCTTCATTTGATACCTTGACTTCTTGACCGTTCCATTTTAAGACGGTCATATCTGAGTCCTCTTTGGGTTGCTCTTCTATGACATCTTCTGGAGTCTCTTTGGCAACAGTCTCTTCAACTGTTTCACCCTCTGGTACATCGTCTGTGCTTTCTTCCACCTCTTCGGCTTTCTCTTGTGGTGTATCATCTACAGCATCTTGTGTAGTCTCTTCAACTTCATCTTCTCCATAAAATACCTTGTCGTATGCTTCGTTATGCTCTGTTTGTAGCTCTTCTTTGGTCTTTTCAACTACTTCTTCAAGTTCTGCTTGGTCATTGACTGCTTCACTCATCGGTTACTCCTTATCCATTTCTGCTAATTCTGCTTCTGCGTTCAGCTTGTCATCTAATACTGTGTCGATGAACCCTTGAAAGTCAAGGCGTGTTTTTATCTGTCCTTTAATTAGGGCAATGATCTCAACATTCTTGTCGTTGCCTCTGCCCTTCATTTGTTCCTCTTCAAGATGTCTGACGTTCTGCCAGAGGATTTCAAGCCCTTGCTTTAAAAATACATCATCAAATACTGCTTTAAACTCTGGTGTCTTTTTGAGTTTTTCAAGGTCTTTTCCAAGTCTGATGCTTAGTCTTATCTTCTCTCTAATGTCTCTTTCTGCTTGTGCTTCGAGTTGCTCTTCGTTGAGTTTGTTCACGTTTATCCTTTTTATTGAGTTGGTGGTGGCTGTTGTGGTTGCTCACCTATTTGTTTGAGTTCTGCTGCCAAGTCTTTAAACTCCCAAAGCTCTTCAAGTTCTCCGATTAGCTTTGTGATATGGCTTGGTGGTAATACTTGAGCTTCTACGAGAGGTTGTGTCATTTGCAAGAGTTGGACTATCTTCTGCGCTCTGTCTTGGTCGCTTCCTGCAATAGCTACATTGATTTTAAGGTCAAACTCGCCCATAATGTCATCTTTACTTACTGCTGCATATTCACCGCCTGAGACTCTTGTGGCTACACTTATGTCAAGAAACGCCTGGTTATAAGCTATCCACTTCCTAAAGAGTGGCTTCATATACTGCTCTGCAAATCTTGTGGTTGTTTCCCATGTTCTCATTTGGGATTGGTTCATGATCGCTGTGATACCTGTTGCCGTCTTGTTAAGGGACTTAGCGTCTAAGCCTTGATTGTATCGTGTGATACCAGATGCGTTTTCTCCCTCTAAAGTAAAGAGTTCATACATCTTCTGTAAGGATTGAGGTATTTCGTTATGTACTTCTGGCTTATAACCGTTAATATCATTCCATTCTACGACTGCACCTATTTTAGCTTCTTTTAGTCGTCTGACATTCAGAGCGTCGAGTGAACCTTTTTGGATATGCTTCATGCCGTTTGTTGAATTTGCCATCATGTCAATAAATGTTCTCATGATCGCTGACTTAACTTTTGTATTATCTTCTAGGAAATAAGGGAGTCCATTACCAAAGAACGAGAATGCTACCGGTGCAAAAGGTGCGCCGATGAATGGTGGTTCTTCGTCTGGGAAAGGGTTTGCTGACATCCTCATAACAGTGTTACCGCTCCATGTAAAGGCAATAGGTTCTGCTATACCATCCCTATCTACATCTATGTTCGCAAAATACTCATAATATACGATGGTTTCTCTTGACTCGTCTGCTAACTCTGTGGTTGAGTCTTGCCCGTAGTTTTTGAGTTCGTTCTCTCTGCCTGTTCCTAGTGCAGAGTCTCTTTCTTTATCTGTAGCTATTATATTATCTACATTTTCATAAATACCATTAGGATTATATTTTTTATCCTGCTTTCTAAGGTCTGAACGTGTTGTTACTATTCTTTGAATACAACCATCTTCTATTGTTTCGCCCAAAGGGAAGAAATCCTCGTTCTTGATAACTTCTGCATCTGGTCTTGAAACGGTTGTTTTAGTGATTGTTGCTGTGCCTTTGTAGATGGTCTGTAAAACTTGACCTTGTGCGGCGTTCATTTGTATAGCGTCTAAGGGGATAGTGGCTTGATCTTCTATCTCTATCTCTGCACCCTGAGCCTCTAGTTCTGCTAATTGTTGGTCTGTGAAGCCCTCGAAAGGTATAGTTTCTGTTTCATCTTCATGTATCCAACCTGTTCTTGCTACGACTGTGCCTTCTGTCGCATATACCATAAGGGATGTGTGTAGGAATTTATACTTCTCGAAACTGTTGGAAAATTGATAGTTAAGTAAAGTATTTTGAGAGTTTGCTTTGTCTACGTCATCGGCAGTTCTTGGGGTTGCATCTACTATTTCATCGCTTGACATAAACGGCTTCATGGCATTTGGTATCCACCAATTCACAGCGTTCTGTGCCTCTTTGGCTACATACTTAGAACGTCCTTCGGTTTCATTACCAAATGGCTTGCCTTCATAAAGGTCTTTCCATTCCTGCATTTTACCAGTGATTTCTGTTTTATTCTTCTTTGAGGTGGCAAAATCCTCTTTGACTATTGCAAGGACTTCTATTTCTGCTAAGGGTTGTTTATCTTTTATTGTAGGTGTTTCTTGCAAAAGAGTATCTCCGTTCCCTCATAAGAGGGTTAGTGGTGCAGTATTTCAACCCTGCTTGATGTATTATAGCATAAATATTAAAAAACATTTGATGGTACAAAAGGTTTTTCAAACTCTGAACTTTTACTATGGAATATGTCTGTGAAATAGGTAAGTGCCAGAGCATCTGCTTTGTCTGGTGATCTCCCCAACTTCTCCTTGATCTTGTCTTTCGGCTCTATTCTCACCTTACCAGACTCATTGAATACATACTCAATAGCCAACAACTCTTCAAGCAGATCATCATCTTTTGGTAGAGACAGTCCTCTCTTGATTGCGTTTGACAGCTTAAAGTATGACTCTGCTCTCTTGTTTGTGTAAGTGTTTTCGTCTGTTGGTCTCATCCCAAAGTTTCCATCAACCGAGAACACACCTTTTCTAATCAATATGTCGTGCACTCCCGCTCCAATCCCTATCGTATCAACTATCACTGCATCTGCATCTGTAATGTTTGCGATATGGTTAGCCCAGTCTGCAACCTCCGTAATGGCTAGTTTGCTTCTTTTGAGTATAGATTTAACCCAAAGCCCTGACCTCACAACTAAAACCGTGCTGTCGTCTCCGTAGCGTGCAACATCACAACCTATGACTGTTGATCCACTTTCATCTCCATTTCTGTTCATGGCTTTATCTACATCTTTGAACGAGAAGAGTTTATTCCCTGACGTATCAACATAGCCACCTAAATAGATATGGTGATACTTCTCTGGGTCATTGAGTCGCATCTCTTCTGCTTCCTGAATGATTATATTTGAGCAGAATGGATTTTCTGTGTAGTTAATATGCACAAGTGTTGAGTTTTCTTTTGACTTAAAGAGTTTTTCAATAGCGTCTGTTCTTAGCTCTGGGTTCCAACTGAACCAAAGCTCACTATCATCTTTTCTGAATGTAGGGATAAGCAGGTCTAAAGAATGTTCTGTGATTGATTGGCTTTCCTCAACCCAAACACCGTCAAAGCCTTCAAGTGATTTTATAGAGTCTACTGTGTGATCTTGTAGTCCCTGGAAGATTATCTCACCTTTGCCTCTCTTGCAGCGTATCTCTGTTTGAAATATCTCAAAGTAGTCATGTAGCTTATAAAAGTCTATTCTATCCTCAAGTAGTTTCTTTGATGATTTAGCGATAGACTTCTGCACTTCTCTCATACAAGCCCAATTTAGGTTTGGGTTTTCTATCATTCTGTCTAGTAACTTGTCTGCAAAGTAGTAAGACTTTCCAGATCCTCTTCCCCCTTTCGCTCCCTTGTATCTTGCGTTGCTTTTATCAAGTGGTGCAAGCTTGGCAGGGACTTTAAACTCTATGCTTCTACTCAATATAGTTTCTTGTGATTTTTAGGATTGCTTCTGGTTTAGATTGTTTGTTATCAGCTTCATAGTGTCCACACATTTTATTGAGCATATCTAATGCTTTTAATCCGTCTGTGTTTAGTGCTACTTTTGCTTTATTGGTCAACATTCTCTTCGCTTCATCAAGTGATAGTATATGCGGAGAATACGAGTCCATTTGTAGTTGATGTACTCTTAGGGCTACCTTTGGGTTTCTTAAAACCTTGTGAGCATCTACATATAATCCTTCTATTTTAGCGTCCTCTTTCACATTATATACTTCTTTATACGCGGCAGTAGCATCGCCACCATTAAGAAGATATGTAACTGCAAACGCTTCTTGCTTGGGAGTTAATGGTTGCGTTGGTTTCTTTTTGGATTTCTGGTTGCTCATTGAGTCCATCCTTTCGTGGGTTGAGTGTTTTAATCCTCTTTTGAGTGATTATAGCATAATGTTTAAAAGTCTAATATCTCATTGCCATCATTGAGCCGACAACCCTTGCTATGGTTATTGTTTTTGTTTGTTGTGGGTTCATGGTTGCCCCAATAGTTCTGGGTTTTCATGTATGTTTCCGATTACTTCCAAATCTGTACCCTCATACTCTTCAAAAAAGAACCTATATAATGGCTCTATTTCTGCATTTTGTATTGTTTCTTCAATCATTAAAAAGCAACCATCTTGAAAACCAACTGTATGAATATCTCCATTATGGTTCAAAATATCCCCTTCATAAACCTCTACACCGTTTTTGTCTTTGAGTCCTGTGTATTGCATATATATAAAATAATCATAATCGTCTGACCCTGTATCGCTAAACTCTTCTAATGAGAGTATTTCCATTACTTGAGGATAATCAAACGTCCACTCACCCCTGTACCACGCTCTAAATTTAATCTCTCTCATATCACCCTCCTCTACAACAAGCTCAAGGCATGAATAACCTCTGTGCCTATGTAATTCAATAAAGCCACGATGATTAGTGCGACTAGTGCTAGTGCTGTTACTTTTGTCATTTGTTATCCTTTATGTATTCCGATTACTTTTCCTTCTTCTAGTGATATTTCATCATCCATATAATCAAACCCAGACAAGGCGACATATGTGACTTCTCCACCTCCATCTATCTTCCATAACCATTTATCTTCTTCTTCTTGCATTATTGATGCACCTATACCCTCTTTTGAAAATGATGCAAACATATCTTCTACCCACCAAGGGAAGTGGATTGCTAGGGTTTTTGTGTCTATCTTGTATGTGCCTATTTCTTTTGAAAATACAAGAAAATCATCATCTTTAATTAAGTCTGGCATTAAATACCCCTCAACCCACTCATCACTAGCTATCTTCTTTGCTCTGTATATTGGTATCTGTATCATGCTGTCCTCCCTAATTCTTCACTTATCATTTCAACTCCTTAAAATACTCTTCACAATAACCAAAATAACCTTTGGCACTTATCCGGCTATCACTAATGATTTCCTTGACACGATCATATTCAAGCTCTCTTCTCTGCTTTAGTTTCAACATATCCGTAATGAGTTCTGCTTTTGCACCCTTGAGTTTATTGTCGCTTATGTTTAAATGCGCTCTCTTGTGTTTAGGTTTCTGTGTTACGTAGAGATACAACAGTTCTAAAGCAAAAATTGTGCGATCGACCTGCTGCTCTCTGGCGTTCTTCCTGTATTCACTATCTGCCACTTTAATAATTTCATCATGTTCCTCTTTGTCAAAGCGATGAAAAGTCCTATAGGCGCGAATTTGTGTTCTTAGCTTTAACATGAAGTAGTAGTTATATGTGGTCTTTGGGTCTATGTCTGATAAATAGCCCTCGATTGTATATGCAATTAAGCGTTGGAATACTGATTGCTTATTCATCCCTGCTCCTTTTTGCCCGACGATATTTGCGTATTGCGGAAGCATGGTTCTCTGCATACATAATTACTCCAGATACTTCATATTTTCCGTCTCCAATATCTCTTGATTTCAGCATCATCTTGTGATCTGCTTTTGGTTTTCGTTTAAATATTTGCTTTATGCGTCTATATAGCATCTATTCTCCTTTTTATATAGTTTGTTTTTAGCGTATTGGATATAGGTTACGCTTTACCTTGATTAAAAGGAATCTCGTCTTCGTTGATGTCAATCTCTGGGATGGTTGGGCTTGCCTGTTGAGGCGCTTGTGGTTGTGGCGCGGTTTGTGGTGGGATATAACCGCTGTCTCCTTGTTGTTTTTCGGCATTCGGATAATTGTTTTGGTTGTCGTCTTTACTACCTAACATCTGCATACTTTCAACTGTTACAGAGTGCTTGGACCGCTTGGACCCATCTTGTGCGGTCCACTGGTCCAACTTCAATCTGCCATCTACTAGGACCTTGCTACCCTTGCACAAATATTGATTGGCGATTTCTGCGGACCTGCCAAAAAAGGTAAGGTCCACAAAAAGCACCTCTTCTTTTTGCTCTCCACTTTGAGATTTAAACTTTCGTGTGGTTGCTATACCTGTGTTCCCGATTGCTGAACCGCCTTGAGTGTAGCGAATTTCAATGTCTCTTGTGAGATTTCCAGCGATTATAATTTTGTTATACATTTTTGTTTTCCTTTTCTATCCCTGCATCTTGCAGTATTTTCTCCCATTCATCGGCGATGTATGGTAGTTCTAAGCCGTTCAGCCCAGCCCATCTTTCAACCCAATTAATGTGAGCAGTCATAAGCGTAGAGTCTATTTTTTTGGTGCTAAGTGGGGTCATGCCCGTTTCATCTTTTGGGTACATCGGATTGACTAACTTTAGGAACTGATACACGGCAGTATCATCAACGTTTCGCATATCAAAATAAATACGCTTATTTGTATATGGGTGAACGTACCCCATGCCCTTACCTGTTTTTTTAAAGCGCTCAATAGCACCGATTTTCAACTGAGGGCAGACCACACCAAAAAAGAACTTTTGAAAATGTGTTGATATTTTCAATTACTCAACCTCAAAAACTTCTCTTCAAGTTCATCATTAAAAGAATTAATATGTGCTCTCATTTTAGATATAAACTCTTCATCTCTCTCAACCTTTAAGATAAACGGTTTTAGTTCAGGGTGATAGCTCATAAAATACCAATATTTACGCTCTGACACCATTAGGCTACCCATCACCTGCATTTTGTATTCAAGAGGCAATATGCCATCAAGGAGGTATTTTATATGGGTAGATGCTTTAGGACACTTGATCTCAATCCCCCCATCCTCACCGATAAGACCATCAGGGCTACATCCTATCTTTCCGCAGTCGGTTTTTATCATGCCGACCTCCACTATCTCGGTATCTGTTATAAATGCAAATGTGCTTCGTGCCATATCTTCAAGCTCATTCCCTCGATCAGTCCAGTTGTTAGAAAAACTTTCATTGGAAGCCCCTAGTTTTTCGGCTATCAGCTCATACATATATGTTTTACTTGTCTTTGACTTCTCGCATTTTGCAGAGGTTACTATTTTAGAGAAGCATGATGCTGTAGGTATGCCTTTCCTTGCATCAAACCATTCTATTGTCCCCTGTTCAAGATTAAGCACTTGCATTTTGTTTTTGCTCAATCGTGTTTATGGCAGAGGTAAGATATTCATTACTCATACTCTCCAGACTGTCAGCCTTAAAAGTTTTTAGAACCCACACTTTTGTAGCTTCTGAGTCCTTTGTGCTTTCGATTACTTTGTGTATTTTACTTAGTAGCTCATTTCTTTTATCATCTGTGATGTCGGTAGGCATATTATTAACATCTTCGGGATCAATGTCACTAAGCCCAAGCAACCTTATGCCAAGTATTCTGCTCCAATATCCAAACTGCTTCCCTCTTTCAATCTCTGCATCAAGATACAAAGGATTTCCATTTTTGTCTTTTTTGGGGGTAATTTCTTGTAGTGCTATTGTGCTTTCTATATTCTCTCCGCTATCCACATGAAACAGAATAGCCTTGATAGTTTGAACACCTAACTCTTTGTTGTAGTCCATTGTGGCGAAATACTCCAAACCACAAGAACTAAGAGGCTCTTGAATTGTTTTGATGAAGTTGTCCTCGCCTGCAAATTTCCAAGAACCGCCACCACCCTGCTTCACTTTATCAGCAGTAAGCACTACACCTTTTTTCCTAAATTCTGATTTTGCTTTAAGTAAATTTGTTAAGCTCATCTTCTCTCCTTATGCTTTATTAAATATATAGCCACTTGCTCTTAAATATTCATGCAAAACTTCGCCGTCTATATTTTCAAGTAGCTTCTCTTGGTTGTCGTGGCTTTTGAATGTCCCATCTAATACAATTTCATTGATCTGTTTATTACTCAAACTCTCCAACTCATCATATTCAAGATCAAGCGTGTTTATCAAATCGACCAGATCACCATCGTTTTCAAAACACTCCGACACTCTATCTGTTGCGTCTGGCTTGAACGCCTCCCATTGATACTGTGCGTTCTGTTCGTCTTGCTCTATTTTCGTTCTTTCATTATCGTGTCTTTCACTCATTGTGTGCCTCCTTTAGCAGTTTTTCTATAATCTCAATAGCATCTTTTAGTGATGCTTTCTCTTTATTCATCTCTCTCATTTTTTGCAAAATAGCTTCTTCTGTTTCTGGCATATCAGAGCAAGCAACTGTTTTTACTTCAAAATCTTTTTCTAGAAAATTGCTTGCTTCGAAGTGGTCTGTCGTTAAATCAAAATATTTAGGATTAACGATACTACTGCAAGACACTTTTACATTAGGGAGAATACTCATAATCTCTTCTTCTAGTAAACTGATACTATTATCATATTCCTTTTTTGCTAGTTTTGCCGCTTTTAATAATTCTATTGCTTTTTTCATAGGTTCCTCCCATCTTGATCTGCATAATCTACAAATCTTTCTTTGACTGTCTCTCATCCTCAACGGCGGCTTCTATAGCTTTGTTCATATAGTCTGGGATAACCGGAACTTCTAAAACCCCGCTATCTCGAACAATATGTGCAAACTCCGCACAGGTCAATGCTTGGTAGTTTGGCTCCTCCATCATTTTAATTAATGTGATTGCCTTCATCTTGTTTGTCCTCCATTACCCTATAGTCGAAAGGAGGATGCCCCATTGCTATGTCTTCTATGTGTAGTTTAACATCATCTGAACCATCAAAATCAACCAATTTTTCTTTAGCTATTTTAGTCAAATAATCCATTGTATTAGGTGATATGATTTTTTCAAACTTACGTCTATATTGTGGATACAGCATTTTTGAATAATCAACCAATCGCAAAGGCTTGCCTCTGTATTGTGTTTCCCAGTTTTGGATATTTTCCCACATAATAGCCCCTGCCTGAAAGCCTGTAACCCCACCTTGTTCGTGATTGTTCATAGCCCACATTGTAGCTACCGAGCCAATAGATAAAGCGTGACAAATTGTTCCATAATCATGCCCATAATCATTCATTAGATGATCTAAGAATTTAGGTAGCGTTTCCAATGTTTGCTCTCTGGCTTTCTCTCTCCATTCTTTAAATATTTCTTTTGAAGTTTCTTCTGTTAGTAGTTGTTTAGCTTCTTTCATCTTATTCTCCTTATTATAATTTGCTTCCGCATTTTTTCAAAAGCATTTTAATAACCGCACTCATAGAAGCTAATTCATTTTTATCACGAATAACCTCAAGCTCTTTCTTGACATCTTTGTCTATCTGAATATGTGTTTTCATGTGTTCCTTTCTTTTTATGTTTCTAATTATACAGATTATATCCTTAACTTTAAATTAAACTGTAATTAATTTAAAGTTAAGTGGTTGGGGAGTGTTCTACGCAGTTTCTTTATATTTTCTCTTGTATGTCTCGATGATCTCTTGTAGTTCTTCGACTGTGTACTTCTTTGTATCGTTATCCGCTTCAAGTGCCTCCACCTTATCAATCCCTATTTTAACTATCAGGGCTTCACGGTATGGCACCAAATTGCCACTTAAATGGTTATTGCATATACTACATTGGGAATGAGCATTGTCCTCGTTAAATCGCATTTGGTGATTTCGCCCAACTGGTCTAAAGTGTCCTGCGTGTCTCTGCCTGTTGCCTATATGATTGCAAGAGATACAAGGCAAATGCTCATCTCTTTTGCGTATATATTTATTAAAGACTTGTTGCGCGACTTTGGTTAGATGAGGTACATCGCCCTCTCTAAATTCTTTGAGTGCCTTTCTGTTGTTTTTTAGTTTGCGTTTTACTTCTTTTTCTTTGGCATAATCGATACCACATTTCCAATCGCAACAAATATGCTTTCCGTTCATGGGAGTAAATTCTTTTCTGCATTTTGAGTGTTTGCATTTTTTTGTTTTGAGAGGACGGTTCTTCTTGAGTTGATTTGCTTTTGTCATTTTGCATCCTCTAAATATTTGTCAACGTCTTTTGCTCTTTCGTCAAAACGTCTATTTAAAAAACCTATCTTATCTACTACTTTTCCAGCATCTTCAATATCTTGATATATTTTCAAATACTGCTCACGATAAAACTCTCTACTTTTTTTAAGTTCCTTGATAAATTTATTTTGGAAATATATCAACACTAAAAAAGCTGTAGTGGAAAAGGCAGATACTAAGCCTACTATCAAATCATCATTCATAAACTATCCCTTCCAACTGATAAGCATGACTCACACAAAGTTTCGCATGACCTTTGTGAAGTAATGGAGTCAACGAGTCTTTGTATGCCTTAAATGTTTCTATCTTCTTGATGTCGCTTTCCATAACCTCGCTCAAGTGGTCTTGCTTGAAGCTCTCATACTGCTCTGGTCTGTTGACAAAGTAAGCATCAAGAGCCTCTTTGATGATGCCTGTGATGTGCGACTTCTTGCCGAGCCTCTCTTTGTATTTATCGATGGAGAATTCACACGCTCCAACCATGGAGGCGGTGCTGTATTTTCTTTCTAGCTCTGCTATGCTGTTGCCGTATCTTGCGTGTTTGCCGTGTGTGTGTAGGGGGTGTCTAGTCATCGAAATCCGCCTTAGTCACCATCGCACTATCCCAATTAAAACCATCAATCCATACCTCATAAACCTCAAAAGGAACGGTTCGCTCCCTACCGATTAAAGTCGATTGATGAACCTTTTGTAGATACTCAACCGCTTCATCACGGCTCATGTTGTTTATTTTTTCGAGTTTGTTTTTCATATTGTTTCCTTTATTGGGTAATTATAGTATAAGTGGAACCGAGACCAATGGAATTTATAAAATTCTCTAAACCTCACGCATATTTTGAGTGCTGCTTTGTACCCGAAGTTGCAAGAGTGGAGTGTCTGGAACCCAACACCTGCTATCCTCCCTATTTGGGTGTAACTCAATCCCTCGATATAGTAAAGGTATTCAGTGAACAACTTGGTTTTTTCTATAAGCTCTTTTTTTAAATCTTCTTTTTTGATGTACTCGTCAAGATTAAACATTGCATTTCTTTTGTCTGGGTCTGATTTTTTATAGAACGGTTTGTATTTTGCTGATATGCAAATAGCTGCGTTTGATATGCCTAGCCTCTCACAGGCTGTCATTACGGGGATATAACTCATATCTTAGTCTCTGCATATATCTTGAGTGTCTTTATTTGTGATATTGTCGATGGTGTGGTATTAAACTCTCTTGCTATATCTTTCTGAGAAGTGTCGCCTAGAAGTCTTTGCTTTATTTTTACAATAGTATCAGCACTAAGGCTTCTATTGTTTGATTTAACCCCTTTATGCTTCCCTTTAATAGACTTTTTTATATTTTTCGTGTGCCAATATACAAAACTATGTGTAACTCCATGCTTTATGGAAAGCTCTTCTCTTGACAGTTGTGTGTTTTCATACTCATGTCTTATCGCCTCTATCATGCTTCAACCTCAACTACTGTCACTCTGCCATCACTATTTCTAAGGTCTGAATACACGCTCACCTTCTTTCCATCAATATAAGTGTAATCCATGCCGTTGTGAAGCATATTGATGATCTCTTCGACTATTCGCTTTTCATAAATAAATTTCCCGTTTTTAAGTTTGATTGTGTGGTTCATTTTTATCCTTTTTTAATAGTTCAATATGCCTTTGTAAGCCGTCGCTGATTTCTTTTGATACTGATGATTGAAAGGTTTTTATATAGGCTATTTTGGCGAGTATGTAGGCTTGATAGGCTGCTTCTTTGGTGTCAAAGCAACCTAAGTGTTTGGCTTTACCGTGTATGTTTATGTTTGCCGTAAACTTCTCTATTCGCTTATGCCAACATACGCCGACCTTATATTTTCCTCTTTTGGCTACGTTGTTATTTAATAATGAGTTTATTTCTCGCGAGACGAAACAGCAAGTGCTCGGTGAATAGTGCTTATTCCCGGGCGAAAGTATATCTTTATCCAATTCGTTACCTTCCCAGTCCTGTTTCTGCATCCATTCGCGAAAAACAGAGAAAGTAAGCCAATTTTTACAAACGGTTGCGTTTCTATATGTTGGTCGTCTCGCATGAAGCTTAGGGCAATATACTCTTTCTAGTACACGCCTCCACCTATTATAAAATTCGCACATTATCTGTTTGCCACCAATAACAGGACACACTGTATATTCAGCATCATTGATACCATAACCATAAACTAATTTTCTATTTGCTATAGAGTTTGCATTCGCTTTTATGTATGGGAATTTATTTTGTTTGATTTTTTTATTCATTGCAGTTTATCTCCTTCTCAGATAAAGTCAGAGGATTGAAGGCTCTGACATGGTTATTATACTATTTCTTTACTTCAAAATCCCATTGAGTCTCAACCAAAGTTCATACAATTCTAAGCTAGAAATTGTCCCCAGAACCTTCTTTGATCTTAGGTTTGTTAGTTGTTGTGTTTTATTCATGGTGTCGTCCTTTATATTTTACAAAAGCAGTCTTTTAGAGGCTCATCTGAAAAATCAAAGAGGCTTCCTTGTTGGTCTGCTTTTATGAATTTTATTTCCATGTCTCCACAAGTTTTAAAATCTTTAAACCAATATTTGCTACGCACTTTCATTCCCATTTCCTCATACTGTTCAAGCCGTCTTTCTACCCATACCATATAAGCCCATGTGTCAGGAGAGTTTTTCCAAACTCCATACCATGCTTTGTCGCTTTGTGCTGGACACATTCCACAACCAGAACGGGTCATAAATCTATATATAGGGTTTTCCATTTCCTGATTAATAAGATATTCTTGGCAGCTTCTCTCCGTCATTTTAAATTCATCAATAAGTGGATATAGAAACTTTTGATCATTTTCTACCATCTTCCTTGATGACTCATCTAGTGTAAATCCTATATAAAAAGTTGATTCTTCATCCCCTATAAGTTCTTTAATAAACTTAGCACTAGGCTTCACTTTTGATTCTCTTCTCCAGTAGCACGGTTCAGCCCACACCATAGGAATGCCCCTTATGTATCCGTACAGTTTTGCATTTTTATCTCTGATCGTCCCAAAACACCATTCTTCAAATGTAGTGTCAGGTATAGTTACTATAATTTCTCTTCCATATCTATCTTTAAAGTATTTTTTCAATGTCCTTATATACTCATACATCATTGGTAATTCAAGGAGAGTGTCATTGAACACAATATAATCTACAGGATAACCATTCTTTAAGAGAAGATCACACATTGTCACAGAGTCTTTCCCCCCACTTATTGTTGCTATATATTTCATCCTCTCATCCTTTCACTGTTTCTAATAAGTGCTTGACTTTTGTTTGGTTGGTTGTCAAAGCGTCTTGTTTACCCATAATTCACAACCTCAACTTCTATCGGATTTAGAGTTATGACTCCAGAGCAAACATAGTCTTTATAATTCACTCTTTTTGTAGCCATTAACTTTTTACAAAACCTCTCAAATTTTCTCGAATATTCCATCGGGCTAAAATACAAAAACAGTCTATCACTTCCTATTTTGGAAATGATCTCATAGGTCTTGGACGGGATACGCTCTCCTGTACTCATCTTCACGTCTATCCAACTATATCTTCTGCCCTCATCTTCAAGGACTCCTGCAAAGCGTGATATAAAATCGTATATCTCACTAAATGCGATTACTGCCTTTTTGTCTAATCCTAATCTATTTTTTGCTTGTAATTCCGTTGGGTTTAAATTTCTGTTCCACATTTAAAACTTCCTTGCTATATTTTTTACTTTCTTTAAAACCATATTCGGGTTATGCTCTGTGGGTTCTTCTTGTGCTTGATGAATTTTTGAAGTTTTGCCCTCTTTCATTTCGAGGGTCTTTGTGTTGATTGCTATTACCTCATCAAAGTATTTGACCTTAACCCAATCATCCCCTAGTTTTGGTTCTGGCTCTGGGGTAAATGATTTATAGGCTTTTTCTTTATCCCATGCCTTGTAGGTGAGTGCAAAGTTTTTATACTGATACCCTCCTGACTCCAAAGAGATTATAAACTCTTCATATCGTTCTATGTTGCCATCTGTTAATAAACATTGGGCTTTTAATTTTTGTTTGTATTCAGCAGATAAGTTATCGTAGCTTTGTTTTTTAGAGAGAGTGAAAGAGAATTTATTTTTACAAGTGTATTCCCCTTTCTCTTGTTCTTCCCCTTTCTCTTGTTCTTGTTCTTGTTCTTGTTCTTGCTGTGGGGGGGGTTGTGGAATTTCTGAACCCCCCTCTAGGGGTATTAGAATATCTTTCTTTGCATACCCATAACCCTCAACACTTGCCGTTACAGCGTGCTTTATCCCAGTCCATACAAGTTGAGTCATTTTGTCTTTGAATTTTACATCATTTACATTGATCTCTAGAAACTGAACTTCACAAATAGACATAGTAATATCTGCTATTTGTGTTTTATTTAACAACTTCATTTGCTCGTAATGACTTCGATAAAAACTAAATGCTTTTCTCATGCCATCTTCCAGAACATTAAATTTAGGTTTGTGATTGAAAGTGTCCAGTTCTCTATCACTAAATTAATAACCTAAGTGAATGCCCTACCAAGAGGTAGGACTTCGAGAGCTGGACACTCACTTAGTGTATCAATTTGTATTCAACATTATATCATAATAAATATAAATACGCAAAGCCTTTTAAATTCTACCAACAACCACAAACACAAAGTTCAGTATGGCTGTCATTATGAGTAGGGCTGGGGCTAGTGGGATTGTTGGGGTCATTTATTGCTCCTTCTGATATTTCCAATCAACACCTCATAACTCATTGGATAATCTGCACCTATGGCAATTCTTATTTGATGTCTTGCTTCCAATAATGCTTTACTTGTTTTCACTTCTTGTCCTTTCTCTCTTGCTTCTTAATCTCATCATTCATCATCACTATGACTTTCGCGGTTCTACTAGAAACCAAATTGTCTTTAGCTACCACCTCGTCAAACTCTTTTAGAATGCTCTTTGGTATTCGTAGGTTGATTAGTGTGGTTGGTTCTTTCATTTGTTGTCCTTTTGTTTTCTTACCCATTCGCAGGATTCAAATACTCTCTTTGGCGTAAAGATGTGATTTTTGTCCCCTATAAATTGAGCAATTCGTTTATTGTCTATATAAACGTCTACTTGATTTTTTCTTTCAACTGTTTCATATCCTTGTTTAAAAGCCCACTTTTTACACTTATTGGCTAGTTCGTGGATGTTGATATTTTTAAAGTTTAGTTTCCCTGCTCCTTGTAGTGTTATTTCATTTTCAAGTCTTGAGTCTAACACATTAACAACCTCCCATCCAAACACTTCACTTAATAATTCTTTACTTGTCATTGTAATCCTTTATATTGATAGTGTATTGTATCATAGTTTGTTTTAAATGTAAAGCATAAGGATATTTAAAAAGATTTACACATTTAATAAATATCTAAGATTTGATTTGCTATACTGCTCTTAGAGTTAAGTTTGACTCTGTGATTTTTAACTTATCGGAATGAGCTTTTTA